AAAGAGGTGGTGAGGAACATAATACTGCCCTGCACTTTCAGTCTGTCGTACAACATACTGAACGCACTATCGGATGCTTGTTCAAACATGAACTGCACCATATTCTGGTACGGCACTTGGAACAACGCAGTCTTATCTTCTTCATCGCCTGGCAAGAATCCAATTTCCCTAGTGGGAACTGCACTTCTGACAAGGTAAACACATTCGTAAGGTGACGATGAGTCTAACACTTCTTGTAATGCAAGATACAGTGATACAAAGGTTTTACCTGTACCAGCAGCACCATGCAAAAATAAATTCTGTCCGTTTTTATACTCGTTGAATACGAGTTTTTGATTGTCGGTAATCGGTTTCACTTTTACCATACTATCAATTGTCACATCTTTTTTCTTCGCCATATTCTTTCTCACTATTAAAGGTGGAGCAATGGATTCACCATCGCCCCTGTGCAATGGTGGATTGACCACACAGCTTCCTTTCTCATTACGAGGGTGCTGTGGTATCTCACCAGCACAATTCTATTTATACCGTTATCATAATAGATTTCATCTATATGACCTTGTGTTTTTTCAGAACTTGTTCTGTCTTACTTTGTTTTACAGACTTCTTACTATATCGGTCTGCAAGATTAGAACGTGGATGTGCCTCTGCAATTCTTGATAGATTTTCTTTCCAACCCTCATCATTTTTGATACGGTCACCAGTACCGCCTGCCATAGAAAACAAGGACGGCATTTGTGTTATGTGTGGATTGGATTTTAAAAATTCTTCCCTACCAGAAATGGTGAAGAACTCTTCAAACTCTTCACCTGTTTCATTGTTTCTAAAATTGTAATTAGGCATTATGTATGAAACCTCTGTCTGTAGTCAGAGCCCCATAAACTATTTTTCCAATCACCAATTTGAGATTTTAGTTTCTCGTTTTCTTCTACCAGTTCCTTAACACGAATCTGCAAATGGTGAATAGATGATTGCATATCTGCAATTTCTTTTTTCATCAGTTCTTCTGTTGTCATAACAACTGGTTCTTTTGCCTTTTCCTGTCTCATTTTCCATAACATCCAATCATAGTATCGTTGTGGTTCTGGGTCATCCAATGCGGTGTTGTTCGTTTTGTCCATACTGCAAAATCCTTCTTATATTTTATATAGTAGTTTCGATATGCGATTAGTGAGTTCCCTTTAATTTTTACATCATCAGGCATCGCTTGTGTTGGTTCTGACCAACGCTCATGAGGAATATTTCTTGGTGGTTCAAGAAGAACATCACGCAGTTTTCTATCAGTTTCATGTTTGCGACCATACCTATGTGTGTATTCATTACACAGACATTCCCACATTTCATATAACCAAGTATAGTTTCTCCATGATGCACGAACCCACTGATTACTAGGATGATTTACATGAGATGCTTTATAGAGTATATCCTCTAGATTAGAATTCATCTTCCATCGTTTGATACGTCTACCATTCTTAGTGCGACCATAGTACTCCTCACCATCCAATACACGATGAGCAGTAGACATAATTTGTGCATACTCAATAATCATCTTGCAAACGTGTTTGTCGCAATGCATCTCTGCACACTGGTCTGGATATGCACTAAGATAAAATATGTTCATTCCTGTATCTCCCAACGATAAAAGATATGGTCTTCAATCTCTATCGTTTTAGTTTTTGTCTTTGCCCATGCTGGTTCTACATAGTCAGCATGATAATGTGTTGCACCTTCTGTAATATCTGCAATTGTAAAGCTACCATCTACAACACCAGAAGTCAAGGACAAAATCTCATCAAATGTTTCCAAGTTATGAATACGGTCTGATAGTCCATCACAGTACCAACTAAACTGACAACGATGTCGAACTGGAATCATGACTGTCTCATCTTTCCAACTAGGACGATGTGGGCCTTGATAAACTACCCCACAAATAGTATTCGGAAAACGACTATCATTAACACGATTCACCGTGACAGATATCACCGCCAATTGACCAGCGAGTGGTTGGTTTCGTGCTTCAAAGTAAACATTCTGTGCAAGACAGAATGCTTCGTCAATCATGAATTGTTGTTTTGTCGGAACTGTGTCTGCACTTGCAGTTGGAGTTAACGACATAAATGTTCCTAGAACAAGTTCTTTAAGCATTCAGTGCCTCCAAGTATTCATCATTGTTTGTTTCAAATATGATAAATGGGAAATATTTATTCATCGTCTGGATTAGATTGATGTAATCACCAGACTGCATTTCCTCAGTCACTTTGTCACCAAGACCCATTTGTTTTGATAACAACTGTGCAGTACCCAAGAGGAAGAAGGCGTTGCCCTTTTCCCCATCAAGGTCTATCACATATTCTCCATTAGGTTTGCGAACTGCCATTATATACTCCTTTGTTCAAAAAGATGATTAACTAACTCATATACCATTTCATCAACTGTGGTCAGACCAGAAATTTTAAACTCATCTACTGCGTTTTGAAATTCACTGACAGTCATTGATTCTACTTCCTCAAGAATTGCTTCTCTGATTTGGTCATTTACTCTATGACTCATACTGGTTCTCCATCAAGTGTTGTGAAACCCATTGGTGCGACCACATACTTTTCAGTACCGACCAAAATCTGGTCACCAACTGAAGTAGACCGCAACCCCATACCATCGACAATCTCACCCATGACAGTCACATCATCGTTATTGTCCATCGGCTCCTTCAGTGACCAACTGTCCATGATGTTCTGTGTCCAACGATAGGCATACTCAAGTTTCTGATTAAGTGTCATACCTTCTTTGGTGTGTACTAAAGCGACTGTGGATGGTTTGTCCTCAAACGCTGTGTGAATGACTGCAACAGTCTGATTTGTTTCTTTCGGCATCATTATATAATCTCCTCATTCCATACCATGTTTGCATATTTGTCTTGAAGACGATAGGCTTCCTTCTCCCAAGGAAGGTTGTAGTAGTTAGTATTTGCGGCATTGAAAGTTTTACCTTTCCAACGAGCAAGACCAACACCACTCCAATCGTCCATCTCTTTTCTGGCATACTGTTTGACATGAATCATCTCATGACAAATGGTAGTAACCAAATCTTTAATACCCAACTTCCTATCCGCCTCAATGGTGAACTGACGATTGTTCTCTTCCATCATGCAGAAACCAACTGCGTCACCTGTAAGGTTTTTGAGTTGCACCTCAATATCAAGGGTACGCATTCTGGGCATTAGTTTACCAATCATGTAGTGGACAACCTTTTCACAGATTTCTCTCTGGGTCTTGTTTCCACCTTCAACAGCAACTAAATTCATATTTAATCCTTTATCTCTCATTATGTTTATAAGCTACCATGTTTTAATAACATTGTCAAGGGGTTTTTAAATGATTGATTTTAAAGAAAAAAATGGGGGGAATCTAAGTTCCCCCCAAAGACTATAGCGAATCACTTGCGAATCGGAACACTTTTAAAGTGAGAGAGAGAGGAGCGTGTTCCATTTTCATAACAACCTCATTACCAAGTCTTTATTCATAGTACTTCAAAAGTACTGAATTGTCAAGAAGTTTTGGTAAATTGGTCGTTCCAACCAAACGCTTCTTTGACAACTGCCGCAGAAAGTCCTTTGTAGACTTGATGTAGTTTTTTATCCTTTGCGGCAACCAGCACTTCTGCTTCTCCAGCAGACAATCCTTCTAACATCTGAACGAACATAGTTTCCTTCTTCCATTGTGGTGTCTTACCGTCACCGCCTTTGATGAAGTGCCATAATTTTTTTGATTCTTGGAACAACATGGTATGTTCCGTACCATCAGGCGCTTCGTTCTTTTTGTAAGGAACATCACCCTCTGGTAATACCCATTCGATATTAGGGTCGAATGAACCCTTGATAACCATCCTTAATGCTTCACTATCATTCTCTCTAAGAATACTAACCTTCTTATCCTTAGTCTTTGCATTATGAACTTTTTTCAGCACCTCATGTAATAGAGGTGTATATGTATTCACTGCCATTTTAAAAGTCTCCAATATTTTCCATATGGTTTTTCAGTCTGTGTTTAATGAAGTAGTTCAATAAACCACTTCTGTTCTTAACAGTACTATTTAGATATGCTTGCACACACGCCTGATTAATTTCATCTGGGGCATACTCCAAATCTATTAGTGTTCTGTTACGTTGATAATTACGCAACATTTCTTCATTACAAAAATCTTCTGGTTCAAGGTCAATCCATGTCGCCATCTTCTTCTTTGAGATAGGACGTTGACGCATCTCATCCACGAAGCAGTTGTCTGGTGATAGGAAGTTTGGAACTCCATCACTACGGTCACCCTTCAGAATATGTTCTTTGATATATGCATGAGGGTCAATACCGTTTACGAACTTCTTTAGTGTCGGACTGTATTGTGTAACGAAACTGTGTTTCTGCAACTGGATAAAATCTTTATCACCAGATACAATCAATACCTTCTCATAATGAGAAGGCGCTTGTGCAACGTAGGACACAACAGATGCAATGATATCATCTGCCTCTGCGTTCTCTACTTCTAATACCTTGTAAGGGAAGTTGTCTTGTAATTCTTGTTTGATTAGATGCAAGGTGTCGAATATCGAACCCCAATCTAACTTCGATGCCTTGCGGTCTTTACGTCTACCGTGTTTGTAATTTGGGAAGTATTCTCTTCTCCAATTGGTTTTGTTATCATAACATAATACCAGTTCTCCGTATTCCTCAGTGAACCGTGTTCTGTATCCCCTCAACGAATTGAGAACCATGTGCCGAACCATATCTGGGTCAACATCTGTATTCCTACCAATCTGTATCATCAGATTAGATAATGTCACTTGGTTCATATCTACTAATATCATTGTATTCACCTACGCCTTTTCAGGCCCATCGTCCTCTGTAAAGTCTTCTGATAATTCTCTTATCAATTCCATGTCCATACCTACATGGGTCTTTTTTGTCTCCTCATCATATGATACGTTTGAAATCAATTCTATCAAATTCTGAAAAGGATGAGTAAATCCCCTGTCTCTATAAATTGTTGCTTTTATCGCTTCTGATAAAAATGCAATGTCTTGTATGAAACCACTATCAGTGATTTCAATATCGTTTTCATCCATATTATGAATCATTGAAACCATAATACCATCTGTCAACTCATCTGCGAACTGTAACTCTTTGTTCAGTTTCATTGCGTCAAAGTTGGTCACCTTTGGTGCTACCCCCACATACTTTCTTGGGAACTGCACCACATTTGTCTGTGTCTCTTCATCCGCCATCTTCCACCTTTTTTCCAGCAGGAACTATTGTTACCCACTTTACTTTTTTCTCCATGTGTTCGCCGTAGCGGTCATCAATCCAATCACCATTTCTCAAGTACGTTTCACAATGACGAATGTATGCCCTGCAAGACGCTTCTTGTGCAATCGCACCCTTTACCTTTTGACGTATCGCCGCCCGTAGTGATGGAAGTTGTTCCCTCTGGGTTTTGATATATTTTGTAACACTCACTCTTGAGAATGGATGTTCATCTGGTAACGCCAAAACAGATGGGTGTATATTAGAATACTTAGGTGGGTTCTCACGCAACCTTTTTTCCCTTGCCTTTGCAAGTCTTTCAGATGCAGCCTTCTTTTGTTCTTCTGTCATCTTACGTCTTGGCATTTTAGTATCCTCGCTCTAACTTGAGTTTTTCTTGTTTACGTTTCCAACGTCTTTTACCAGCAGCACGTGCCTTACGTTCCTTTTCACCTTTGGACATGAAAGATTCTCTACGTCTTAACTCTTGAAAGAATCCTTCACGCATCAGTTTCTTTTTAAGGACACGAATAGCACCGTTAACATCTGGTTTACCATCTCTACCCTTTCTAACCTTTACTTCCATTTATCCCTCTGTTGTAATTGTGTCCACAATTGTTTCCAGTTCCTTCTGTTCACTTTCATTCTTTTCATTGACCTTGTTATCAAGTTCTTTGAAAGCATTTAGAGCAGAAATCTTAGACAGCAACTGCTTCTCTCGTTTAAGACGGTTCATCAAAATCTTAGTCGCCTCTGCACTTGAATACTCAAGTAACACATACATACGATACTCTGTACCGTTGACCACGACTTCAGATTCCTTCACCCTATAACCAGCAACATCTACATCTGCAATCAGATTTGAAGTCACTGTCTCAATCTCATTCAAGACTGAACTGTTTGCGTCTGTGCCAATCTTTGACATAAACGACTTTGTTTGAGAACGCAACTCACCATTGATACGGTCAGCAAGTGTTCTCTTTGCAAGTAGGATTGCAATATCATTAGACAACTGTAGGTCTGGTGATACAGCAGTACCAACTGCATAAATTGATTCCTCATCTTCTGGAATCTTGGTGTACCATTCAGGCATCTTCTTCACCTGTTCGTTTGCAAGTTTAGTCTTATAATTATAGACTTCCTTATCAACACCAGAGTGTGGTGGTGGACTATCCATGACTGCAACCTTGTTACTAGAACAGGCAGCAAGTAAAGACGCCATTGCACCAATCATAATCACATTTTTCATTACTTCATCCCTTCTAAAGTTTCAACTACATCGTCACGAACACCACTATCTATAAACCAATCAGTGGTGACTGTTGTAATCTCTGGGTAATAGGTGACGAGAATAATACCCATAGCAATACCGAATATGAATTTAAACATTACATACCCCCTAACAATAATGACAATATTGACCTCAATGATAGCGGTTCTTTATCATCATAATTACCGTAGTAATAGTAAGTTGGGTCAGAACTGTATGTTTGTCGTATAGGTTTGAAACTATCAGCAATACCTACAGGTCTAACCTCAACCACTTTACTACTCACAACGACTTCCTTTTCTGGTGTCACCACATCTTTTTTGATGCAAGACAAATCAGTATTGGAAGACAACTTAACAGGCGACACTTCTCGTATCACCTGTTCCTTTGCTTTCTTCTCAGCAAATTCACACGCCTGCATTTCACTCATGTCAGGCCCAAATACATAACTACCTTGTGCTGGGTATGTCTTATCCTTAATGGTAACCCACATAGAGATAACACATTTTCGTGTGTCATCCACATATGGGAAAACCTCTTTCTTAAAATCTTTTGTGTTCTGGATTGTATAAATGTAGGAAGAGTTTATGAGATGCTCATAATTGCATGGTGTCTCAGCAGGTGCCAGATTTGGACAACTACTCAACAATAACAACGATGTCAATCCAATATACTTTTTCATAATCTCCAACATAATAATTAGAGTGGAGTTTTTATTTAAAGACGAAAACCCCACCAGAAAAATTAGTCTCGCAATTTCAGTTTTGTTTAAAGTCAAAAACTGGGGGCAATCCTCAAAACGACTTTAGTTGTGACAGTCGGAAACTTGCATCCCCACACCATAATATCTGGAACTTTCAAAGTGGGCCAACCAACCTTAATTCCGACTGTCAAATTCATTGTATAAAATTAAAACCCATTTGTCAAGTCTTTTATGGGAATTAATTCTGTCTCACCATCTTTACCTTTTTTGGTTCTGATGAAACCATCCTTCTCCAAACGTGTAAGCATAGAGTCGATAATTACTTCAATCTTCTCTCTACGACCAAGATTCTGACCAAAGTAAAATGCGAACATCGTACAGCACATCGTAATG